TGTAAATGCGGATTTGAAGCGTGCCGCCAAATAATTGACCCTTGGCAAGGCTTTCCTGCGCGACGGAATAGAGTTTTGGAATGGTGAACAGCAGCTCTACGTTGTCAACGGTTGGATCAGTGACCTGGCGCGTAACAGTGCCGCCGCCGTACTTGCGGTTGATGACTTCGTTGTTGCTGTTCAGGTCTTCGCTGTAGTTTTCGCCAATCTCTTGGTTGACTTCAACAATTTGTGAGGTGCCGTCGTTGAACCAGTACGTTGCACCCTGACGTGCCGCACCAACGTAGGAAGCCGACGAAATATCTTCGGGTTTGAAGTTATAGGTGCCGTCGCTGTTTTGGATTGGTGTTTCGTTGAGGTATGTACCCTGCAGGCCGTTAATGACGCCACCAATCGGACCTTCACAGAGAAGATCCAGCACCTTGATTGTTGTGACGGAATTAAGTGCCATGTCAGTAGAGCTGGTAGCCGACGCTATTTAGGCGAAGGTAGATCGGGTTAGAGCCGGTGGAACCATTGGCCACAGTTTCAGCCGAGATCACTTCGACCTGAACGCTGACGATGCTTTCGGTTTCAATGTCACCCAACTCCAAGCGATGCATCCAGCCGAAGAATTGGCCTTCAAAGATCAGACCTTGGATGGTGGCGGAGTCAGCCGCGACGAGGAAGCCGTCATCTAAAACATCGCCTCGATAAACCTTGATCTCGTAGCTGATGTAGCCATCAACGTAGGTCGTACCAGTGCCACCGGCTTGATCGTAGAGACCGTTTTCCAGTGAAAGTGCAACATTGAAATCGGAGTATTGCTCCACGCTGGCCATGTAGCCGCCGTAGACCTGCAGCGATGCATAACGGCGCTCGTTTTGAACGTCGGTGCGGATTAGTTGCGTGCTGTTGGTGACGCCGTATGCGCTAACAGGGTCGAAGTATGCCTGCGTATTAAATGCTGTCTGATAAACACGGCGGGCAATCACACCCGACTTATCGGAAAACTCGTTGGTCAGTATTTCGTTGCCCAGCCGGATTGTGTCAATGCTTGGTGCGCGAAGGCTGGTCAGCACCGGATCAGATTCGTCGGCAATTTGGAATTTGGATTTAAGTAGGTGGCTGCCGATCAGCACTTTGCCGTAAGCCAGTGGCACCGTGGCACCAACACCGACTGAGTTTGCGGCGCCCGTGTAGGCGTAGGACTGCTGACCATCAATGCCCGAGGTGACATTCTCAGGTCCGTTGGTGCGGTTGCGGCTGCCCATGCGGGAACCACCGCCGTAAGTTGTCGTGCCAAATCCGCCAAGTGTTGGAACTTGTGGCTGCGGTGATAGAGCTTGCGCGACACCACCAAGCACCAAGCTGGCGCCAATGCCAACAATGGCCGTGCCAACGGTGCCGATGCCGAACAAACCACCCAAGGCCACGCCAGCCGATGCAATGCCTCCGGTAATAATTGTCAAAGCAATCAAACCAATGCCAGCCAAAATTTGACTGCCAGCATCTCCACTACCGCTCACAACCGGAACAATTACAAGTTCACGTTCACCAAACGGCAGTAAAAGATCCTCGTAATTGAAATCAACACCGCCTTGCAATACCTGATAACCAATACCGTTTTCTTCTGATTCCAGTAAATAATCCTTGAACTCCGGCATGTTGATGCACAGGAGCTTGATCGCATCAGCGGCGTTACGCAGGTTGTAATAGGTATGCTCGGCGCCAAAACGTTCGCCAAGTTCACCCATTAGGCAGACCCGCTGCATATCGGTAAACCGCCGCGATGCTCCTCACATAGTAACTGCTGAGCCACTCCACAGCACTAAGGCGGCCTCTCATGTGATGCAGGATCCGCCACGGTTCCACGAAGATCGCAGCGTGCATCGGCTCCAGCGTGCCGAGCTTCATGATCGCCACATCACCAGGGCGGCGCTGCTCAAATTCCACGCGCTCAAAGCCCAGTGCCACCGCCTCGCGTAAGTAGATGCTGGGTGTGGTCTGCAGATTCTCAGGACGGTCGAAGTCCTTTAGCTCGATGCCCTGCAGCCGAAAGTAGTCACGCACCATCGTGTAGCAGTCGCGCCCGTCGTCGTCCCACTCCAAGCCGATCAGGGTTCGATGGTCGACCATTCGTCCGCTGGTAGGGAGTAGATCAGCCACGGCACACCGCTTTGTCTGCAAGCCCGTTGATCCAGTTCGCTGGCGGGTCCGCCTTTTGGGTGGCTATGGACAATGGCAAGGATCTCGCCGTTGACGGACGCCCGATAGTAATCACGCGGGTGCATGACGAAGTGTTTTTCCGGTTCCTCGCAAACATTGCGGCAAGGCCAGTACATTTGACCAGTGGCGGCTTGGATCACCACACCGCAGGCTTCGTAGGGCGCGGCGGATCTGGCGTGGCGCTCGGCCTCAGATCTGGATGCGGGAGCCAGGGTAACCACCATGCGGATAGTCAGAAATGCCTTGGGATTGGAAACGGATCTTGCAACTATTGAACCGCTTGCCGCAAACATCAGAAGTGCTGACGCCTACAGCATTGTCGTTTACGTCAAAATAGCTGCTGCCGGTATAACCGCACTCAGGACCGCGATAGACCCACGGGCAGTAGTCCTGCACTTGCCGGCCAGGGAGTTGCAGGTTGGTGAGGTCTAGTTTGCTGACCAGTTCAAATTCGACAAGCTGGATGTTTTCCTTTGATACACGGTCGATGTACCAGACCTGATCCTCGAACTTGGCGGTCGGATCAGCAGTCGGGTTGACACCACCAGGAAAGTTGACGGCATCGAGGAATTTTTTACAGGTGCGAATGCGGGTGACCTTGGCCTGCAGCGGGTTGTAGGTCAGCAGCAAGGATGAGATCGCGCCGGTGACGTTGGCAATCCGCATGGACGGACGCGGCAACGTACCCTTTGAAGTCAGCTCGAAACCATCTACTTCGATTGGTGCGGCGCTGTAGGTGATGCCTTGAAACACCACGTCGGTGGTCAGGGAGTTGGTCCCAGCGTGGTAGTAGAAGGTTGTGTCAATACCGTTGACCGCCAACGTGAGCCGCAGTTGGAACAGTTCGATGATGGCTGATGGATCCAGCTTTTGGATCTCGGTTTGGATTGACGTTGGTGTCGTCATGCTTCAAATACCTGTCGGAAGGTGGCTGTGATTGTGGCGCGATTTAGATAGGGGATTGTTTTACTCCACTCGGCACACACCCATTTGTATGAGGTGGCTTCGGCCAGTGGGGTCCAGTCGAAACTGGCGCCGTCGATAGCGCGGGCATCTAAGAATGTTTCGATTGTGTCTGCATTAGTTTCTGAGATGTTTTCCCAGGTCAGGGACCACTCTTTGGGGTTTTGGTTGATGCCGAAGCTGACGCGCTGTTCGTAACCGTCGCCGAAGCTGACGACTTGGAGTTTGGGGCGGCTGGTTTTTTGGGCGCCGTATGACGGCGTTATTGCGGGAAAAGTAGCCATTAGGCCAGCAGACCTCCAGGACGACGTTGTTTAATCAATTCTGCCTGCACAGCGGCGCCAATCACTTTGCCGAGTTGGTTGGCCTGACCGCCGTTACCTTGGGCGCTGGTTCCGCTGGCGTCAACGTTGACGATGACGTTTGCGCCCCCCATGCCCATTGCATCGTTGGGGTAGATGCTGCCGCTGGTGCGTGGCATAAAAAGTTCGGGGCCGCGCTCGCCGACCAGATAGGGCGAACCAGCGGAAACCGGACCGCCCATGGCACGGACGCCGAAAGTACCGCCGGTAAAAGGACCAAGGGGGATGCCTGACAAGGAAGGACCGCCGAAACCGCCGCTACTAACGCCGAAGGCGCCGGTAGCTACCGCGCCTTGGCTATAGCTAGGGACACCGCCTCCAGAAAAAGGAGTTAAAAATGTTCGAAGTGTGGATATAGCCTGCTCAATAACGTAAATGCGTAATAGTTGATTCGCTATCTCAATTAAAACGCCGGAAGCAATATTTTGAAGGCTGGCATTAAAATTTTCAGCCCCAAAAATAAGATCTTGGAAAGCGGAAGTCATAGTTTGGCCTACAGTTCCAGCAATGCTCTCTGCCAGTGTCTTTTGTTGTAATTGTTGCTGGTTTAACTCGCTAAGTGCAGCTATATTTGCAGTATAGCCTTGCGATAGTTTTGCGATACTTTCTAAAGTTTTAGTGGCCGCATTATCTTGTTCTTGATTAAGTGCTTTCGCTGCATTAAGTTCCGCAACCATAATTTGCATACGTTGAGTTTCAATTAAAAATGCGCGTTCTTGGTCTGTAAGAGATTTATTAAATAAATCTCTAAAAGTTTGCATACGCTGCACACGCGCCTGGTTGTACTCAGCGCCAATACGCTCTTCTTCTGTGCTTGCGGCAGTAAGCTCCAGTAAAGCGTTGGCCTGAACGTAATTGTCTTGCGCGGCCGAAAGTTGTTCGGTACGTAGTTTTGCAATACGCTCCAGTTCCTTGCGCTGCTTTTCTACATTTTGAGCCGTTTCACGGTCTCTTCTTTCTTGCTCTGTAGCTACAATCAGTGTTTTTGCACGCGAATTTTGTATTTCTGCTGCTTCTATTGCTTGTCTACGTAATGTTTCATTTTGGCGAAGTTGTTCCCCAACAAGGTCTTTGTTGGTCTCTGTTAATTTTTTATTAATTTCAAAACGTTCGTTATCGTACTTAGCGTTTATGCGAGTTTTTTCCGCTTGCAAGTCTAGGTCGGCATTGCGTAATTTATCTGCTTCTGTTCGCCCCAAGGTGCGTTGCTTTTCGATGTTTAGCAAATCCTTATTAAGGAGAATCTCAGCGTTGTTAGAAGCAAGAATGTCAGCATAAATTGCACGGGCTTTTTCCAACTCCTGGTTATTGGCTTTTAATCCTTCATTTATTTTTTGTACAGCGTCGTCTCCCGCAATAAATTTAACAACTACTTCTCCGACCGCTTTTAGTACTGCGCCAACAGAAGAGAATACCACGTTTATACCTTTAATTAGTAAATTAACTGCGTTAATTATTGCGCCTAAAGCAGCTACAAAAGGTGCTCCGATAATGCCGAGTAGCGTATTAACAGCTGCAGTGAAGTCAGCCCATGCACTGGATAGTATGTTTACTGCATCCGTAATGCCACTAACTGTGCCTGGTATAGCGCCTGTAGTGGCCAAAATATCCTGCTCTAAGGCTTCTTGGGCGCCTTTAGCATCGCCAATCTGTTTTAGTAGTTGTATTTGAGTAGCAAGAACTGCGTTGACGCGGTAGCCACTTTGTTCCAGTGTGCTTAAATCTAATGTCTGAAGAGCCGAGCCTAGTTTGCTGACTTTCTGTACCGCTTGGTCGAGTGCTTGACCAAGCGCACCACCGAGAATCTGACCGCCAAAGCCTGTGCCAAAAAATGAACCGAGAATACTGCCACCTACTGCCCCGGGGCCGCCACCGAAAAGAAGCGGAAAACCAGCTCCAAGGGCAAGATTTTCACTGAACTTTGAAATATCTTTCCGCATTTGTTGTGCGGAACGGGTAGTTAAAGGTCCTTCAATGGGAAAGCCACCAACTGGCGTCTCTGCTTGTACGGCTCGAAGTTCTTTAGCTGCTCGCAACTGGCGATAGTATTCAGCTGTTTGAGCGTGAGCTGCGCGAGTAGCGGCTTCAGTGCGTTCCGTAAATTCACGTTGACGCTCGTTTAATTTTGCAGTTTGTGCAGCAGATTCAGCAGCTGCAGCTGCTTGAGCGTCTAATGCGGATTGTATTTGCTGCGCTTTACGGTCTAGCGTTGAGTTCTGTAGCTGGCGCTCTTTTTCATATTGATCTTCGAGCACTTTATTAAGCTCTGCTCTTCCTTGCCGTTCTTGCAAAATACTTTCTATGCGTCCTTCAACCCGGCTACTCAGCGTGACTGGAGACGCCGCACCGGGGCCTATCGGTTCTTGGTACTGTGTAGTTTCTCGTATACCTGCACGCGATAAACGTCCTTGACGTTCTTGGTCTCTGACTTGTTTGAGGAGAGCGGCGCGATCTGTAAGAACATCGTTAAGTTCTTTTTCCGCTCTGACAAGTTGGTAGGCAGCGGCTGTTGCTTCGTCCGTACCAATTACTGCGCTGTTGAGAGCACGGCGAGCATCATTAACAGCGTCACTTACATTTTTATAGCTGCGAGCAATACCGTTACCGAAGGTTTCAAGATAGGTATTTAGACCTTCAACAAGGTTGCTTACACTTCGAATATCCCGCGTCAGATCACGGAGTTGTTGAGCGCCTTTTACCGCAAGTTCAATATCGACCGAGTAATTGGCCACGGATCGGCGCCAGGTAGTCTTCTACAAGTTTACCCGCTTCGCATTGTGGCGGACTTACCACGTTGCTTGGCCCGCTCCATGGCTTTATCCTCGTGCTCTTGTTTCAGCTGATAGTAGGCGCTCCAGCTGACCAGCTCTTCGTTTGTTAGCTGCCCGCTGAGCTGGGCAACGGTCATGCCCAACTCGCTGGCGAGGAAAAAGATGAAGTACCAGTCGGCGTTAGCTTTTTAGGGCGGCTTTCGCTTCCTCCACCTTGGTTTCGGAGCCGGAGGTCAGCATTGCCAGTTGGATTTCTTGGAGGATGCTGGCTTCGACTTCGCGGCGGAGGGCGGCGCGGTCGCCATCTTGGAACAGGCGCTTGCCGTCCTTGTCGAGGGCTTTCTCGATCATCAGACTCAGCGCGAAGTCACCAGCATCATCGGTGCCGGATTTCTTCTGGATGGACTCGCGCTCGGCGATGGTCAGAGGGTGCCAGTAGATCTCCAGCAGGGTCTCGTCGCCGGACTTGACTTCGTGCTTGTAAAGCTGGCTGACTCCGAATTTGTTACGGAGCAGTTCGACGGCTCGCATGGAGCGGGTGCAAGTTGTTCAATAATACACTAGGCGTTTGCTGTGAATTGGCAAGAGATGATGCCCACAAAGTGCGAGCGGTCTTCGATGTCCAGTGGCGTTGGACCGACGATGTCGCGGACTTTGGGCTTGCAGGTGAAGGTGTCTGTGTAGCCGGAGGCGTTGACGGAGGTGAGGCCGTCTATCACGGCTTCGCACAGGGAGGAGAGGGTGGACGTTCCAGCGTTCTTGGGGACGTAGATGTTGCACTGGACGACGCCGCTGTAGAAGTCGGAGGCGGTACCCATGTTTTGCATGGTGGCCTGGGTGAAGTTCACCGTCATGGCCACGTACTTGGTGGTTTTGCTCGGTGTGGTGTAGGGGACGTTGTCGTACACCATGGTCACTGTCGGATCGACGGCGGCGACGGCGTCGGTGACGGCTTTTTCAAATGCGGCGCGGGTGTTTACGAGTGCCATGGCTTAGATCCTCTCGTAGGAAACATAATCGCGGCCGCCGAGGAAGCCCAAACCGCCTGTGCCTTTGGTCGTTCCAACGAATACTTGTGGGGCGCGTTTTTCGTTGAAGCTGGCTTGCAGAAGCGGGCGGAGTTGGCTTTGGACGAAAGTGGCAACTTTGGGATTTTCAAGGGCGTAAGCGGCGTACTTTGTGCTGTTGCCGATAAATACCTTGTCGGTGTA